CCAGTAACCATTATCTATGCGAGGTTCCCATCGATTAAGTGGGTTTTATGAAGCATAACAGCACCTACGCGAAGTTCCTAGTGGTGAACTAGGTTTTAAGAGCGCAACTGTCAAGTAGTCTGTGATTATAACTAGTTGTGAGCACAGTAAATACACAGTAAAACACTGATGCAAGACCATAAGTGGGCCATTATAGTAGCGACTCTACAACAACCCACAGGAATACGCAGAGACCGGCCTGTGGTGTTCAGGTTTTACACAATAGCATCGAATAACTACACACAATAAGATAACCCACCAGCATGTTGGTTTCTCCATGTCCGCTTACGCATCCCACTCACACGGTGGTACCATTCCAATGCATGTCCGTATTTAGTCATTTGCTAATGCGTCGGCATGACGCAACATTACCGCCAACAGTCGTTCGGACAAAGTCCTCCCCAATCGTCGGCCTGGGTTTTCCAAGGCAGTAACGTCACCAGCGCCAGGACGGCCCACCATGTGATACCGTATCGCACACGTCGCCCAGTAATCCTTTCCTACACCGCTACCCAGAAGGACGGCACCCCTCCATTTCGCGTGGGTTCAAGTTTACCATTCATATCTATCAAACGTTTTAATTCGAAAGGATTTGATCATCATGAGAATGTTAATGTAGTCTTCAAACTCAATATCCCAAAGAGCAAGATAATCAGTGAGTTGGGTAACAGAGTACTTACTCGACCGAAATCCCTTACCTTGGTACATTCTAGTTTTATAGTCCAGTTTATACTTCGAGATGTATGTACCTCTAGGTCTCAACTGTCCACGACAAACATTAACAAATTCTTGTATCATTGGTACGCCAGCACTAACGTGAGACTCGCACTCAAGAATCGAGTGATAGTAATCATCCAGCTTATCCAAATACTGATAAACCGTCAAAATACCACCCAACACCCTGCGCGGATCCCTTGTAAATACAGGTCCATTTGGTCCGTGGTAGATCCTTCCCCTGCAAAACTCCAAGTCACGCGGTTCCTTCGGTCCCACAAGGGAAACCTCTTGACCCATAGCGCGATAATGGAATTCCAACGACGGTCGGTCCACCACCAAAGATCTGTGAACAAACAAAAGAAGGTTGTCACCATCGCACACATACGACCAGGACTTGTTATCACCATACCTATCCACCATATAGCTTTCAACTAAACCCTCATTGATCAAATGATTGCCCAAAGAGGTGTTGTAATCGCCAGAACAGCGGGAAGTAATTGTGTACTTATACCCAGTCGACGTTGTACAATGGTTCTTGAACTGCATACTCAACAATTCCCTTAGTTCACGCGATTTATAAACATAATTATAAACCTTGTGTTCTTCACGAAGTGTTTCACTGTTAACATGTCCATCCCATCTCTTACCATCCAACTCGTAAACCAAACAGTCACCTACTAGTTTCTCATGCTTGAGAACCAGACGAGCTCTCTCGAACAAGTCCAAACCCTTAAGATTGACCCTGAGTCCAAAACGCTTGTATTTCGTCATGGCTTGCTCCACGGGGCGCAAGTACGATCCCAACACAAGGTTGTAGACTGGCTTCCTAGGGTGGATGATGCGTGGGTCTGAACACTTGGAACCATCCAGCAGAAAGGGATCAACATAGTTTGGAACTCTCTCCATCTTAACAAAAGATTTAACTTTCGCGTCAGACTTAAAGACACCCCTACGTTGATACACCTCAAATGCAATCTGATATCTCTGTTTCATAGCACCATCATAATGCTCGATAAACTCCTCCAGTCTTTCTTGGACAATACCTTGTTTCGAAAACCAAGTACCAATCTTGTCCATTCGTGCACTGAACAAAAGTCGACAAACATCATTGCGCCGGCCAACCAGCCGAGGAACGCTCAGTTTGTGTCTCTTTATAATCCCGTGGTACTCATTGCACCCACACGGACTCCAGTAAGCATACTCCTTTCCAATACCACATTTGACGTAATGGTAAACTTTGGAACAAGCCACCACATCATCCGGTACCTGAATGTAACCTGCAGCGCGATTACATATCCGGATGGAAAGATGGCTGTCCTATTTCTTGGGCGGTAAACAGGCTTCTGAAGAATACCAGGAGGATAGCTTGCCCGACAAGTAAACAGATGTGCTGACTCTACC